CCATGGTCTACAGCTGGACAATTTACATATGGTGTACGTTCTTTCTCAATATCTTTATATTCTACATGTCCTGCAACAGCAGTATTTGTAAATAATCTTCCTTCACCTAGCAACTCAACTCTGTCCGGCTTTTTTAGTATTGAACCAAATCCTGTACAATCAATAAAGAAGTCACCCTTATGTGTTTGCCCGTTTGCTAAGTTTAATTCAGTAATATATCCTTCATCATCTCTAATAACATCTACAACTTCACTTTTAATAATATCCATATCTTTATAACATAATTCTTGTAAACGTTTTACTAGTTTTCCGCAATCAATGTGATATGCTAGTGTTGTATATGCATTGTGTATGTCAATTTTGTTATCCATATTTGTTTTATAACATGGTAACGCTAACTCTTGGAAGGTTTCACGCTTACCAAGATCTGCCCAAACATCGTATTGTGTTATTGCTTGATCAAGATATGACCTATTAAGATAAAAAGGGTGCCATACAGTATTACCTGGTTTCTTCCAACCAGGAAAATTAATTCCAGACTTATATGCTCCATCTACTTGTGTAAACCAATCGTTTACAGATAATCCGCACTCCCTAAGGAAAGAAGGAAAAGTTAACACAGTTGCTTCACCAACACCAATAGGTGTTCCTACTTCTTTATCAATTATTGTTAATGGAACGTCCCACATATTATTTCGAATATATGCGGCCGCTAACCATGCCGCAGATCCACCGCCGACTATAGTAATTGAATTTATCTGTTGCAAAACGTATCTCCTATTGTTCTAAAAGTTGTATTAAATCAAACACAGTTTGTAACTTAGTTTGATTAGTTTTGTTTTGTAAAGTATTACGTAACCCCATGTGTAACGGCTTTGGCCATTTACCAAAACTTACCCAAGCATATCCATCGTGTTCATCGTTCAATTGTGGAATAAAATCTTCTTTTATTACACACAAATATGTATGAAAATGAAACTTACTATCAGAACTAACAAAAGTTTCTAATGGAATAGTTTTAAGTATTTTAGGAGTACTACCTACTTCTTCTTTTATTTCTCTTTGTAATGCAGGCCAAGGCGACTCGTTTTGCCCATTTGTTCCACCTACTAATCCCCAAACATTTTTTTGTTTACTTTGTGTGCGATGCAACATCAAAAACCTCTTAGAGGAAAGAGCGTAGAAGAGAGCACCACTGCATATAATATTGTCATTCATACTAATAATTATGCTAGAATACTATGCGCCAGGTGCCTTTTCGGTATTCGCCTTCGAAGCTAAGTAGCCACTCTGTACCGTTCCATTTGTACTGCACACCTGTGTTTAGGTTTGTAATGTATGTAATCGTACTAGGGGTAGTATTTGCACTTGCATCAAATACAACGTGCCATTGAGTACCATCCCATTCTACAACGTCATGTTCGCCTGCTACAAAATCTGTGTCGTCTGAATTTTTCCATGCATCTGGACCATCATAACCTGCAACACCTACACTTGAACTAGTGTTAATTGCGCCTAATAGTAATAGTCTTAATCCAGCTATTTTTGCTGTTGCTGGATTAAAGGTTCCTGGGTTAACAATAAAGTCAACTGATCCCGGATTTCCTCTTCCTGATGGAGTAGTTAGTGTTGTATTAGTTGGAAAAGTATCTTCGTCCCAATTAACAGTTAATTGAGTTTCGTCTAATGGATTAATAGTAACTGTTCCGTTAACACTACCTGATGATACTGTTTCACCTGCTAGTAACTCACGCTGTAATTGTATTTGCGTTAAGCCATCTTGATGGTTACCAGGTATAGCATCAAATATATTTTCCCATCTTTTAGAACCAGTTACACCTTTGCTAATGATTTGTGCTATATTATTAAGCACAGATAAATCGTAGTCTTTATATGTTGTTATGCTAGTTTGTATTTTACCGTCTCTTACAGTATCATTATTTTTACGTGTCGAACTACGCTTAGGCATATTTGCCTCGCTATCATCATATGCAGTTAGCTCAGGGAATGTACTCTTAAGATCAACTGAGCCTGTCGATTCGTCCCATATACTCATAACAACACTTGTAATAACTCCTAGTTTCTTAACTTTAACTGGCGGACTAATGTATATAGGTGTTGTAAATCCTAACTGTGCAACGTCGATATCTGATTCTGTTCCGATAGGAATAGCACGTGAGCTAAAATTTACATTTGATAATTCTACAGTAGTTAAACTTGCCCAATCAATATAGTTGTCAGTAGTTTGTATTTCTAAACTTGGATTAAACAACATCAAAATCTGCTCCATAATTTGTAATTTTTGATCAGTATTAGTAGACCAAATATCAGCATTTAGCTGAAGTGTATATGGTGTAGGCATTAAACGCTCAACAGTATAATTTTTACCTTGAGTGTTTAAGTATTCTTTGTTAGCATCATCATATGTTCTTTCTCTTAAGTGTACTTTACTAACAAATGTAGGATCAGCAGTTCTTGATCTATCTAAATCTAAACCAGTAACATAGACTCCAATACGAGGAGCACTTGGAATTTTGTTTTCTGAATTATCACGTAGGATATGTCCAACCTGTCTAGTGATATCTCCGTACATAACAGGAACTTGAACAAGATTACCGTCACTATCTTTATAAGAAAAGTTACTTAACAGTCTTACCATCTGTGTAATATATCGTCTTATTTGTCCGTCGTAGAAATGTTGCATTAATTATCTGCCTTGGGTTTAAGTGCTTTGGATAAACTTTGTCGTTCAGTAGTAGCTGTTCCACCAATTGCGGCTGTATTTGTATTATTAACAAATCCTGTTCTTTGAGTTTTTCTTGTATCTGTATTTGTTAGTGTTGTTCTAACTGCATCTTGCATTTTAACCCACCTTGCACCGTCATATCTAAATAATCTATTAGGAAACATATCTACCCTTAAGAAATAATCGCCTTTTGCCTGTGAAAGAGGAAAGCTAATTCCACTACCAAATGCTTCTCCATTAGGAGCAATATCATCACCTATTAAGTAACCATCATAACCATTACGTTCTGGAGTTTGATTTACTCTATCAGCAAGTTCATTATGTGTACTAGTATCCAGCGTGGTTACATCTGTTGTTACAAGTTCAGGTTCACCATTTGCATCAACTTGTAGTGTATATAAATTTGCAGTATCAAATCCGCTCTTAGCCGCATCTACCTCAGCTTGTGCAATTACAGCATTATTAATTTGCATCTCTTGTTCATATGTACTAAGAACATCACGTAATGTTTGTGAACTACCTTCTTCTGTTGGTAAATCAAGTATACTTTTAAATTCTTGACTATCAACAATTTGTTTCATTTTTACACGATACAAGTGTGGATACCAAGTTTGCGTAAATCCTTCACTAGCTCTGTTTACATCTTCAACAACGTAGAAACGTTTTAACGCTACATCAAAATCATTTAGTGCATATTCATCTTTTAAATGAGGTAACTCAATAACATCACCTGACATAATTTTACGTCCTAATGTTTTTACACTATAATTAATCGGAATAGTCATAAACACAATATCATTTTGTAAAAATAGTCCAAACTGGCTCATATCAAAATCAACATCTGATACATTATAAATGCCACGCATTGTGTATACATCAGGGTCGTATTTGCGATCCCTATTCTCTAGGAATAACATATCCTGAATATTTGTTTCTTTAACTCCACCAGCATAACGTGGTTGATCAGCTGTTGCATCATCTTCGCTTGGATTTGTTGGCCCTAAATATTTGTGTACAAATATATCAGTACCGCCAATAGTAAACATCTCTTGGATTTGCTTATCCAAAAATGTGTAATCTTTGCCCCGTTCGGGCTTGTATAAACTGAGTCTAGGCATAACACTAGTATTTATCGTTCGCATAAATACTATAGCGAGGAAATATAAATGGCAGATATACAAACTAAAAAACAAGAAGTATACAAATATGTTGAAGCTATGCTAGGTGGGGGCATGGTCGATGTTGAACTTGACCCCGATCACTATGAAATAGCTTTAAATAGTGCTTTTGCAAAGTTTAGACAAAAGAGTGATAATTCAGTCGAAGAGTCATATATTTTCCTACCTACTGTAATTGACCAAAACGATTACATATTACCAAACGAAGTTGTTGAAGTAAGAAAACTATTTAGACGCTCAATTGGATCAAGATCCGGCGGAGGCGACGGCGGAAGCGTATTTGAACCGTTTAATATGGCATACACAAATACATACTTGTTAGCAAGTAGTAACATGGGCGGATTATCAACATACAATGCATTTGCAGGATACCAAGAATTAGTAGGTAGAATGTTTGGTAGCTTTATTGAATTTAAATGGAATACTGCTACTAAGAAACTAACGCTATTACAACGTCCAAGAGCAGAAGAAGATATAATGCTGTACTGCTATAACTATCGACCAGACTTTGAAATACTTAATGACTATCTAGCACAACAGTGGATTAAAGACTATACACTTGCAAAGTGTAAGTACATGCTAGGAGAAGCAAGAAGTAAATTTGCTACTATTGCTGGTCCACAAGGTGGATCAACTCTTAATGGTGATGCACTAAAAGCAGAAGCACAAGCTGAATTAGACAAACTAGAGTCCGATGTTTCACTACAAGTTAGTGGCGGAGCAGGCTATAGTTTCACAATTGGCTAAAAAACACTTGACAAATCGATAAATTTATTATATAATTGTAACAATACAATATTATGATAAGGAATCAAATGCTAATCGGAATCTGTGGACTAATTGGTAGTGGTAAAGGAACGGTTGCTGACGTTCTTGTCGAAAATCACCAGTTTGAAAAAATATCATTTGCAGACAAACTAAAAGATGGCGTTGCTACAATCTTTGATTGGGATCGTGATATGCTTGAAGGTGAAACACAAGAGAGCAGATATTGGCGTGAACAACCAGATGATTTTTGGTCAAAAGAATTAGGTAAAGATGTTTCACCTAGATTAGTATTACAACTGTTTGGTACTGACTGTATGCGACAAGGATTCTTTGATGGTGTATGGGTTAGTTTAATTAAGCAACGAATAATTAATAATCCTGATAAAAATTTTGTTATTCCTGATGTACGTTTTGAAAATGAAGCAGAACAGATTAAAGATTTAGGTGGAAAAGTTTGGTGTGTAAAACGGGGACCTGATCCTATGTGGTTTAGACAGTATCAAGACTTAGGGATTGAACCATTAGAAGCACATCCTAGCGAATGGCGCTGGGCTAAAGTTCCTTTTGATTTTAATATTTACAATGAAGGTACATTAGACGAACTTAAAAGTCAGGTACAAGGTCGCCTTGCTTCCACACTACGCCTTGCTTCTGCATAAGTCGCTGACAATTTGCACATATAGTCTTTAAATTACTAGGTCTTGCATTATTTAAATCGCCGTCAATATGATAAACGTTAAACTGTTCTTTGTGTTGACTTTGATATCCACATTTTTCGCAACTATCTTTTTGACGGTAACCAGACTTATACCAAGATGGTACGCCATATCCTTTTCCGTTATGTAAACATCTTTCGCATTGTTTACGATAATATATCTTACCTGCTTTTTTATAATTAACTGCGGCAGGTTTTTGTTTGCAATATTGACATAAAGGACGCATATTGTATTTACCATACCTTTTTGCCCCCTTTTTGTAGGCGTTATCATATACATTTTTGTCATAGATGTATAAATACATGTAACAGTTATTACAAATACAGGAGAACTTAAATGGCATTAGTATCACCCGGGATACAAGTTAGCGTAATCGACGAAAGCTTCTATACCCCAGCAGAACCAGGTACAACACCTATGTTGTTTGTTGTGTCAAAACAAGACAAAACGAACGCGGCAGGAACAGGAACAGCCTCAGGAACAACTAAGGCAACAGCAGGAACACCATATCTAATTACAAGTCAAAGAGACTTAGCAGATACTTTCGGTGATCCCTACTTCCAAGTGGATACAAATAAAAATCCAGTTAACGGAAGTGAGCTTAATGAATATGGATTACAAGCGGCTTACTCATACTTAGGTGTAAGTAATAGTGCTTATGTTGTTAGAGCAGATATAGATCTTAATGAACTATCACCAAGTGCATCGGCGCCGACCGCGGCTCCAGCAAATGGCACAAATTGGTTTGATACAGCTCTTTCAAAATACGGAATTTTTGAGTGGAACGGAAACGCGGCAACAGTTACTGGCGGACAGACATTTACTAATAAAGTGCCTACTGTAATAACTTCAACAACTAACTTAGTTGGTGGGTCTGCAACTGGTGATCCAAAAGGATCAGTAGGAGCTGTTGGTGATTATGCTGTTGTTACTACAACTACTACAAATAGAGTTTATTACAAGAATACAGACGGTGCATGGGTTAAAGTAGGTTCTGCATTATGGGTTAAGAGTTGGCCAACAATTACTGGTACAGCAACAAATCCAACTTTAACATCCGGCCAAACTATTATTGTTAACGGAACAACTGTTACACTATCAGGTACAACTGTAGCTAACATGGTATCTACGATTACATCCGCAGGTATTACTGGTGTTACAGCTAAAAGCGTAGACGGTAAGTTTAACTTATTCAGTGATGGAAGTTCAACAACAGACGGTTCAACAGACGACGATGGAGCGATTGTTGTAGCGGCAGGCGCATCAGGTTCATTGTTAGCTGACTTAGGGTTAACAGCAGGAACATACTACGCACCAAGACTTACTATTGCACCACATACAAGTGTTCCAGAGTTTAAAACTGCTGATACACAAACAAGACCATCAGGTAGTATTTGGTTTAAAACTACAGATGCTAACTTGGGTGCTAATATGAAAGTTAAGTATTATAACTCAACTACTAAATTATGGGTTGCTACACCGTCTCCAGTTTACTTAACTAACGAAGCGGCACTTTTTAATCTATCTAAAACAAAAGGTGGAATTGATCTTGCAGTTGGAGCGGCATATATCCAAGCACACGTAACTAGAGCAGAGAACGAAGAACTTGATTTTTGTATTAAGAGCAGAAATGCTTCAGGATCTACTAAGATTACATCAAGTGCAATTACAGCATCAACTTTGAGTGCTGGTACATTTAACTTTTCACTAAGTGAAAGTAAAGTAGGCGTACTTGCACAAGATAGTAATGTAGCTTTAGCAATGACAGCAACAGGTGCAGTAGGCGATGCAGACTTAATTGCAGATGCAATTAACGCACATGGCTTTATAAACATTGTTGCAAGTGTAGATGCAAGTAACAGAGTAGTAATTGAACATAATGACGGTGGCGAAATTAAAATTACAGACACCGATAACTTGTTTACACTAATTGGTTTTGCGGCTTATAACTATTCAACTAAAGCAGGAACAGCTAACTTATATACAAAACCATCAGGTGAGGCGCATACATTTACAGCGTCAAACTGGAAGATCATGACATACTCAGCAGGTCCAAACGCTCCAACATCATTAACTGATGATAAGAGACATTGGTACAGTTCAATTGTTGACGAGTGTGATATTATGGTACACAATGGTACTACATGGAAGGGTTATGCACAAGTTTACAGCACAGCTGATCCAGCAGGACCAATTGTTTCAGCTACTGAGCCTACAGCACAGTCAGATACTACACCACTAGTAACAGGTGACATTTGGGTATCTACTGCAAACTTAGAAAGCTATCCACAAGTTTATAGATACAACGCTGATACAACTATTTGGAGTTTAATTGACTCAAGTGACCAAACTACTGAAGACGGAATACTGTTTGCAGATGCACGTTTTGGTACAAGTGGCGGTACAGCTACAGCGGCACCAAGTGGAACTATTGCAGAACTATTAGTTAGTGACTTTTTAGACACTGACGCACCAGATCCTGCACTATATCCAAAAGGTATGTTGTTGTTTAATCTACGTAGAAGCGGATTTAATGTAAAACAATTTAATCGTAACTATATTACACTGACAGCTAAAAATATTAGAATGGGTGATGCAAGTATGGCTACTTACTATCCACATAGATGGGTAACAGTATCAGCTAATCAACCAGACGGTTCAGGAACATTTGGACGTAAAGCACAGCGTAAGGTTATTGTTACTGCATTACAATCACTAGTTAATAGCAACCAAGAAATTAGAGATGACGAATCAAGATTATTCAACGTAATGGCTTGTCCAAGTTATCCAGAGTTAATTGGTGAAATGGTAACACTTAATAACGATAGAGGCTTAACTGCATTTATCGTAGGTGACACACCGTTTAGATTAGCAAGTGACGGAACTTCATTATTAAATTGGGGTTCAAACACAGCATTAGCAGTTGAAGATAACGATGACGGAGCAGTTACTAGAGACGAATACTTAGGTATGTTCTATCCGAGCTTATTCACAAGTGATAATGCAGGTAATAATGTTATTGTTCCACCAAGTCACGGTATTCTAAGAACATTTGCACTAAGCGATCAAGTATCGTTTCCATGGTTTGCACCAGCAGGTACAAGACGTGGTGGCATTACAAACGCAAGTGCCGCAGGATTTATTGATGCAGAAGGCGAATTTAAGTCAATTGCATTAAATGAAGGACAGCGTGATACACTATATGCACAAAATATTAACCCAATTACGTTCTTAACAGGCGCAGGGTTAGTTAACTTTGGACAGAAAACTAGAGCAAAAAATGCTAGTTCTTTAGATAGAATTAACGTTGCAAGATTGGTAATTTTCTTAAGATCACAACTTAATAAACTTGCTAAACCTTATATCTTTGAGCCAAACGATAAGATAACACGTGATGAAATCAAAGCACAAGTAGATAGCTTAATGCTAGAACTAGTAGGTCAAAGAGCATTGTACGACTTCTTAGTAGTGTGTGACGAGTCAAATAACACACCATCAAGAATAGACAGAAATGAACTTTACGTAGACATAGCAATAGAACCAGTTAAGGCAGTAGAATTTATTTACATTCCACTAAGACTTAAAAATACTGGTGAAATTGCAGGACTCTAAACGGATAAATAATATTAACAGGAGCACATAATGGCAATTTCAACACTCTCAAAGCTAACAGTACCATTGGATAGTAACGCAAGTGCGTCTAACCAAGGACTGTTAATGCCTAAACTGCAATACCGTTTTAGGGTATCGCTAGAAAACTTTGGTGCAAGTTCACCAACTACAGAATTAACAAAAGCAGTAATTGACGTTACAAGACCAAACGTTAGTTTCGAGCAAATGACTGTAGATATTTACAACTCAAAAGTATTCCTTGCAGGAAAACATACTTGGGAACCAATTACGCTTAACTTACGTGAAGACGTTAGCAACAATGTACAAAAACTTGTTGGTGAACAACTTCAGAAACAGTTTGATTTCTTTGAACAGTCAAGTGCGGCAAGTGGTGCAGATTACAAGTTTGTTACTAGAATTGAAATACTAGATGGTGGTAACGGTGCTAATACAGCATCAGTACTAGAAACGTTTGAGCTATATGGTTGTTATCTTGAGAGTGCGAACTACAACCAGTTAGCTTATGCTACATCCGATGTTGTGTCTATCGCACTATCGATACGTTATGACAATGCAATCCAAACTCCACAAGGTACAGGACTAGGAACAGCAGTTGGACGTACAGTTAATACAGCTATTACTGGCGGTGGCGCTACATAATATTTTTAACATATACAAAAAAAGGGGCTCTTATGTCCCTTTTTTTATGACTGAATTATATACCCACTTAATTTAGATTGATAAATATTACTACAGGAGTATAACTTATGGCTGATTTTTTAAAAGGTTTCATGGATAATGTAATTTCGGGAGCATTGAATCCCAAAGGTAACCTTGGTGACTTTGCACACGCTTCGAGATTGTATGTTAACGATGCCTTTAGATTAGCACCAAAAGTAAAGTTTCTTTATCACGTATCATTTAATATTAATCCACAAGCATTAGCAGTTATTCCGCAACTTAGAGAAAAACATCAAAACGAAATTAATATGCTTGTTAAGGCAGTAGACTTACCTAAGTATACAGTACAGACTGATGTAAAACATCAGTATAATAGAAAACGTGCAATACAAAAACGAATTGATTATAATCCTATAAACGTACAATTTCATGATGATAACTTTGGTGTTACTACAGCATTGTGGGAAGCATATTACAGATACTATTATAGAGATGGTAACTATTCAAAAGTAAATCCTGCAGGAGATCCTGACACATCAATTAAACAATTTGGAACACCAAACGAGTTTAATAGAGGTAATGCATTTGGACATAAGCAATATCGTTATGGATTTGATAACGATAGCTTTGCACCGTTTTTTAATAATATAGTAATTTATCAAATGTCTAGAAAACGTTACACAGCATTTGTATTAGTAAATCCATTAATTAGTGCATGGGCACATGATACTATGGACCAAAGTGCAAGTGATCCTGTAACAAATAGCATGACATTAGAATATGAAAGTGTATTTTATAGTAGAGGTCCAGTATCAGAAGGTTCTGCACCTAAAGGATTCGGTATTGGCGCATACGATACTACACCTAGTCCAAACTCACTATCAGGCGGCGGTGTTGCTAGTTTAGGACAACTAATAACAGGTGGAGCAGGTGTGTTAGATGATATCTCAGGTGGTAACGTTGGATTTGGTACAGTTTTAAAAGCAGGAAATTTAATTAAAAATGCAGGAGCATTAGGTAGTGATGGACTAAGGTCAGCAGGCTTTGGCATACTTAAAGAAGGTATTGGATCAGTTTCCGGAATAGATGTTAGTGGTGTTGCTAATACAGCATTTCCAAAAGGTTCTGGAGGCAGTGGCGGATTGTTAACTACCGTTGCTGTAGCAGGACTTGCGGCATTCGGAGCACAAGCGGCAAC